CATTACTAAATGCTTGAAATTCTAAATTTATTACAGCAAAAGATGCTTTTTTAGATTTTGGAGTATAACCTAAACTCTTTGCATGAGAAACAATTGAATTTCTAAGCAGTGCTGAGTCTAAGAAAGACTCTTTTAATGCCATGTTTAGATAGTATGCATTGTAATGTGTATTATATGCTAAAACATCTAAAAGAACATTTAACCCTGAAGCTTCAAAATCGTAATCTTGAAATTCTGATTGTGATTTTAGATAATTTTTAAGATTTTCCTTTATTGTAGAAAAATCTAATTCTGTTACATTTAAATTAGAATTTGCCATCTATCTTGTTCTTTCCAATAAAAAACTTATTGAAACTGGTTCTGTTCTGTTGAGTATATTAAAAAGCAATTCTACTTGAAAAGAATTCTCATCAAATTTTGGTGTTACACTTAAATTTATTACTTCAACTCTAGGTTCAAAATTTCGAATAGTCTGTGTGATTTCTTTCTCTAAAGCTGCAGCTGTAATAATGTCTAGATTCTCAAACAATAATTTTCTGACATTACTGCCATATTCTGGCATAAAAGGCTTCTCATAGTGATTTGTCAAAAGTAAATTTTTCAAAGCATTAATAACTGCCATTTCACCAACATGCTTGTTTACATCTTTTCGTATTGGGTGAATAGTGAAATTTAAGTCTAAATCACTATAGTTTCTTGTTTTTAGTTGAGTTATTGTTGCCATTTATTATTTATGTGTTTGCTTTTAGTCTATCTGTGCCTATAAAGTCATTAATTAAATTATTCTCAGTTTCACCTAAATCTTTATATCTCTTCATCTCTTCAAATTTTTCTAGAAGTATAGTTGTGTTGGCATAGAAATTTTCATCATGAGTTCTTCTAGTATTGAATAATGTTGTGATCGAACTGATATCATTTGCTATATCTTGTATCTCTTCTGTAGTTAAAGTACTTGCGTAATAGGTAATAACATTTTCACCATCCATTCCTGTAAGTTCTTCGATACTAGTTTCTATTAATTGTGGATAATTATTTATCGTATTTAACTTATCTTGCAACTCTTCTTCAATAAAAAGACTAGTGAAAGATCCTATCATTGGAGCATTATTCTGTATTCCGTCTGCCTGATAAACAATCATCATGACTGTTTTTGCCATTCCAATTGCAAGATCATAATGTGGTAAATCAGAAGTATTTTCGTTTGGCTCTACAAGACCACTTATTCTATCAGTATGAGCTATAAAATTAGGCCCTGAAACAGAATATACAGTATTTGCAGCAGTGCTTACACCAACTAAATTCCCAACAGAATTTGCAGGATCATCTGGGTCTGAACAAGCTGCAATTATAGATAAACATTTACTTCTTATAGATTCAGTAACTATTTTAACTGGATTTACAAGATAGTTTGTTGTTGCTATGTCATTGTTTTTTAAATCTTCATATTGCCAATCTTCTAAAAGTGGTGGCAGACTATCTAAACTCTTAATAACTTCTGGTGAAAAGTCACTGACTTCGTTTGCAGAAGGTGTGTAATTGTATCCTAAACTATCAAATATACTGGGCATTTTTATTCCTTATACCATACCAACAATTGGTGGTCCTGTTCTTCCTTTTGGAGCTATGTGGAAGTGTCTACTATAAATTTTAGAGTTTACATTGTCTGTCATCAAACCTGCTCTCATTACTCCAAAATTTCCTAAAGGTGAGTTTACAGAAACACCAGCATTTACTAATCCAACGCATATGACATTACCAGGAACAGCTGCAGGTAACCCTATTGCCAATCCACCAAGAACAGATGTGAATCCTAATGGGCCTGCACTAACTCCAGTTCCAGCATCAATTCTAGTCAAAGAAGTGATCATGTCTGCTGTCATATCTCCCCCAACAGAAAGATCACCAGAAACATAAACATTGTCTCCACTAGTAAGTCGAATAGAACCTAATCCAACAGCAGAACCTGCAGCAATAGTTGTGTCTTCATTTGATGCAAGAGTTGCTTTCTTATGTACATAAGTTGACATATCACCAAGAACTTCTAGTTTATAATCACCATCTACTTTTTCAATTCTGTCACCACGAACATGGAGTATAGAATCCCCATTAATGGTTATGTTACAATGACCTTCGATCAATACATTTTTGTTTTTAATTGTGATTTCATAACCGTCACCATAAACTTTATGTACTTCATCACCATTTGGATGCATTTCAATAAATGTACCAGTTCTATGCTGTAGACGAATTCGTTCTCTGTTTGGTGTATCATCCATTTCAAATGAATGACCAGACCTAGTTTGTGTACAGTTATTATATGGATACTGTGGTGGTGTTTCGTCGTTTGCTGGTGACTCTGGTTCTAACCACCCATGATCGTCTGCTGGTCTCTCTGCCATAATTTTAGTGTTGTTTAAATTCGATTACAAAAGTGTTGTCTGATAATACATCATCTTTTGATGGTAATGTATTCAGTAAAAATGTTTCTACTTCTTGACCAACTTGATTTACAGCTTCTGGTGATGCTGGGTTTGCCAATGCTTCTACAACTTGTCCTGGTATGGCTAATGTTTCTGCTGCCTCTGCCAACAAATCTCTACTTGCCTGTACTATGTTGTTGAACTCTGCTTGAAGAGCTGCAATATCACCTATTGTACTACCTCCTTCTGGTGGTGTCAATAAGTCTGCAAATCCTTTTGCGAGTGCTGCATATGCCTTATCTAAACATTCTTGTAAAAATCTTCTTGCTTTTTCTGGCAAACTCAGTATGTAATCAATCAATGCTCTTATTTTCATTGCAAAGAGAATTAGTATTTGTGCTAAATCATTCAACTCACTAATTATACTTGTTATGTATTTTATCTCTCTAGCAATTGCTTTTGCAAACTGAATAACTTTAGATACTTCGCCATTTGTATCAGAAAATCCTAATGCTTTTAATGCAGCACGAATTGCCTTTCGTATCTCTTCAATAATTATACCAAATTTGGCTCTAACATATGCTACTGCTTTATTTACTTCTGGTGATATATCACAGACAGACTTTCTTTCTTGGTTTATAGCATTTGTTAAAGTGCCATCCATGACACCCCTTGTAATTCTAACTTGAGTTGGTTCTCCAATAACTCTGTCAACTTGTGATGATCTTGGTTTAGATGCAGCACCCTCTCTTCGAATTGCTTCTTGATAAACTATACTAGATTGAGAACTTTCAACTCCAGGTAATACATTTAGAACAACAGGAATTTGAGCAAACTCACCATCTTGAAAAAATCCAAGAACCCAATCTCCCTCTCTGGGAGTAGCGTATGTGTTTGGCGCATTTGTTGATAGTGCTACTTGAGCCCAAGGTAAAGTGTTTGTTGGAACAAGTTTTTTATCTTCAGAATGAAGACCAATAATCCTGACTCTAACCGAGCCAAGTTTTAATGGATCTAAGACATCTTCTACGATGCCAATCCACCAAATGAAAGGTCGTTTTCCGTAAAAATCTTGAGGTATCATATTTTACTTGAATCTGTACAAATTTCTAACAATGTTTCGTGTCTGTTATAACGAATGATATGTCTAACTCCAGTAATTATATATCTACCACTCAATGTATCATCTAAGACTTCTTCTTCCTTGGTTGAAAATTTAGGATAATCTAGATTCACTAAAAACCCAGGATTATAACCAAAATTACCAGGCATTGTGACTTGCAATCTCTTCTGCATCATATTTGCAAAATAAGATTTTCTTTGAAACACATAATTGTGAGTATCATCAATTACAGTAGAGGCTGTTGGATTATTTTCTCTTATGTAAGCAGTCTGAACTCTTGGTAAAGCAAAAGGATATGTAACAACTCTTGAATCATACATGTCTCTAAAATCTTTGTTGTCTTTCGTTTTAGAGTCAGTTAGATTATCATATTTATTGCCATGTTTGGCATTAGTCTGCAACTCGAAAGCATTATTCACTCGACGAATAACTTGTGTTTTAGTAAAAGTGTCAAACCCAACAAACTTTCCAGCATAAGAACCATTTTTAATATTATCGATCATACTGAATTGAGATAAAACTTTTACATCTCTGGCACCATAAAATTCATTTTCATTGTTCGTAACATCTTTACCTAAGTTTTTAGGAATAACATTTATGTTGAACAATGAATCTAAAGACCAAAGAAAAGATACTGGAACAAAATTATATCCAGCCGCAGACTCATAGAAAACATAGTCTGGTATTTTATATTCATTGGAAATTGATTTTTTTGTTATCCAATTTATCGCATCAAAAGGAGTCAGATTTGGAATGATAAAATCTTTTTTGGTATCTGTTGGAAAGATTGTACCAATACCAGAAGTACCTCTAGAAACAGCTGCATTTGGTACTTTTAAATGATCTGTAAGAATTTTCAATACAGTATTTGAATATGTTCCCGTGTAGCTTTGAGAAATCTTTTTTTGATTAGAGTATATGAAGTCTTCGTTTACAAAATGTAAAATGTAAGTTTGTGTGGTTAGATTTTTGTTGTTTCTATTTGTTACTTTGTAAATCTTAAATTTTTTCTCAAAGATAAATCCACTAGGATTATCATCCATTTTTTCTATGTTTATTTTTAGTGTTTCGTTTCCACTAATGTCTAATTTCTCAAAAAGATTTATTGAGTCTTCAATTAAAATGTTACCTGATCTACATGGTGTAAAAATATTGTCAAATAAATTTAACTCTACAAATATATTGGTCAAGTCAATATTTTGTCCTAAACTCGTAGACAAAAATAATTCGTTGACTTTAAATTGTATAGATTGCGTTAATACTGAACTCATTGTTGATACAATTCTTTTATTTCATTTTCTAAGACAGAAACAAAATCTTGCTTTAATATTTTTATCTCTCTCTTAGATTCGTTCAATTCATATTCGTAATCATAATATGTTTTAATTTCTTTGCTGTAAGAATATGTGAGAAAAGAACCACTATGTAATAAAATTTCACCATTAACTCCATTTTGCATGTATTCTTCATTATTGTAGTATGTGTTTGCGTCAACAGGAAGTTTAGTAACAGTTGTCACACCTTCAACAGTCTTTGTAATTACTTTATAGAAAGAATGATAGTTATCAACATTGGCTACTGTATTTTTTGCCCATCTTATACCTTCACCTTTTTCGTTCGTGTCTGCATATTCTGATTGAGAATATTTGTAATCAACATATTCGTTGAATTGATCGTACTGCAAAGGCCAGTCATATTGTGGATCAACAATGTTATTCATCATTAAAATGATCCAATATCGTTCAGATGAATTATAAAATTTTGCAGCTAAATTATCTGGGGTATCACCATCACGAATATCATAGGTGTAATATACAGCAGTATTTTCTAAAAATTTATTTTCAATTGACGCAGAAGAACTTAAATTGGTAACATAATTGAAATTAGAATTGTCAGCTACATCATAATAAATTTTTGGTAAAAGTTTTAGATATTTCATTTTATTTTAAGAAGTAGGAAAATTATAATCATCATATTGTGTTGATTGTGCAGTAAAACGATCTGCACCAAAAAATGATTTTGTAACAATGTCTGTTTCTTTAAATTGCAAACTCATTCTAATAGCAACAGGCATACCTGTTCTACCAATACTAGGTTTAGGTTCGTTTGGAACTTCATAAGCAGTAAAACCATTTGGTGCATAATCTAAATCTATACTCTCCAAGACACATGTTGTTATTCTAGGAATGTTTGGATTTATTTTTCCGTTGTAATAAAATTGAACATCAAATTCTGATGGTGGAACTAAAAAGAATCCTTTACCTTCAGTTGAAATTTCTGGAGCCTGATGAAATTTTAAACGTGTAATTATTTTCTGAACTTCTGTTGCTTCCGATTCACTACGAGGATAAAAAACAAAATCAAATCTAAATGTTCTAAAAGAAGGAGTACTGTATATCAATTCTAATTTTGGATTTTGAACTACACCAAATATTGCTGCAAATCCAGAAGTTAAAAATGCACTACCTTTGGCTACTTCATTTGCAATAAATGGACTTAAGTTTTTAAATACATCGATTGCTCCTTGTTTAAATTCACTACTTTTTCGTATAGTATCTACAAGAGTTGATGTTGCATCAAGACCTCTTGCAATTGGATCATTACCAATTTCTAAACCAGAATACCCTTGATTGTGAATATAACTTAGAGTATCTGGCATGTATAGTGCGACAGTATCTCGCACTCTCTCAATCGTTCGTGTGAAATTTAAAGTAACATCAGTTGTTGCTTTAGTTATATTTTGAACGGTTTCAGAACTTCCAAATACATTTTCAAATTTAGTTGAGGCTAAATTTGTCAAATCCGATAATGATTGACCAGGAGAATATGATCTACCTTCAACTCTATCTTTTATGATCGTTGGTTGATCTCCAGTAGTTTGCCCTTTAAAATTCGTTTTCTTTTGTTGATTTATATGGAAAACGATATAGTGACCTTTATCAGCAGAACCTAAGTCTTGAGGATATCTGTAAATATCATAACTGTACTGACTTTCTAAAGCCAATCCATTAGTTCCAAATCCAGTTCTTTTTGTGTTTTTAAAAGATATATCGGCAAAAGAGAAGAGTGCCATATTTTTCCTTGAAGAGAATAAATAGTATTTATATGAGCTACAAAGGAATTTATACACCAAAAAACCCGGCAAAATACAAAGGAGACCCAAATAACATCATATGGAGATCAACTTGGGAAGCAAGGGTTATGAAATGGTTGGATTTATCTGAAAGTGTACTATGGTGGTCTTCTGAAGAACTACCTATACGCTATTTCAATCCTATTGACAATAAGATCCATAGATACTTTCCAGATTTTATTGTAAAGATGAGAAAGAAAGATAACTCTGTTAAGACTTATGTGATTGAAGTGAAACCAGAATATCAGACTAAACAACCAGTTAAGAAAAGACAAACACAGAAATTCATTAACGAATCAGTAACATACATAATCAATCAGTCTAAATGGAAAGCTGCAACAGAGTTTTGTAAAGATCATGGTTGGGAATTCATGATACTTACAGAGAAGGACATAGGTATTACTTGAAAGCGGACACCTGTACTTATAATGCTTTTATTGAGATTTTAACTAAAATAGTAAATAAATAATGACATGGCATATCTAATAGAAAAAATTAAACTCTCTCTCGCAAAAGAGGGAATACAATCAAGGACAAATAAATCTAGAGATTGGATTAAAGCTAAATTAAAAGAGTTGAACCCAAGACAACAATCGGTAACTAGAGATAAGATTCGACTGAGAGATAGAAGTTTGATTGGAGAAATGTACTTTTTTTATTATGAACCAAAACTAAAGGATTCGTTGCCATATTACGACAGGTTCCCATTGGTCTTACCAATAGAACGATACTCAGACGGTATACTAGGGTTGAATTTACATTACATTCACCCAAAGCAACGAATTATCCTTTTAGATAAATTGAGTGAGTTTTTGAACAATAGTAAATATGACGAAAGTACTAAATTTAAAATCAATTACAGTATTTTAAAAAATGCATCAAGAATATATGAATCGAAACCATGTCTGAAGAGATATCTGTACTCACATATTGAGTCTAGATTTATTCGCATTAGTCCAGATGAGTGGGACATCGCAGCTTTGTTACCATTAGAACTTTTTGAAAAACATAAAACAAGTAAAGTATGGTACGATTCCAGAAAGAAATTTTAAATGTCATTTTCACCAAATTTATTTTTATCTAACTTAAATGCAAAAGACGGTTTGGCAAAACCAAATCGTTTTGAAGTTATTTTGCCAATACCACAGTACATCAATAACTTTATTGGCAATTCGTTCATCGAAAAAATATTAAATTTACCAAATACAATTATAGCAGATGTTACTGATATTATAAGAAGAACATCTACAGATCAACAGTCGAGAAGTGACAATCCTTCAATGACTCGTTACTTATCTTTGCAATGTGAAGCTGCAGAGTTACCAGGAAAAAGTTTAATCACACAAGATGTTAAGATATATGGCCCAACTTTCAAAGTTCCATATCAGACACAATATCAAGATACAAGTTTAACATTCCTTTGCACAAATGAATTCTATGAAAGAAAATTATTTGAAAAGTGGACTGAATCTATCATGCCAACTGACACAAATAATCTCAGATATGCAAAAGGAAACGATACAAGATATCTAACAAATATAAAGATCATACAGTATGATGAATTCATTCGTCAAATATACATTGTTGAATTGCTAGATGCATTTCCTATTTCTATAGGCAATCAAGCTTTGTCTTGGAGTGATGATAACTTTCATAGACTGACTGTACAATTTGCATATCAAAAATACCGTGTTGTGTATGCTGGTAATTATGATCTAGTTCAAGCTGCAACAAGTTTATTTGGTTCAAAATTAACATCGTTTACTGAAAAATTTTCTTCTGCAATTTCAAAACCTGTGGGATCAATATTTGACTTAGTAACATAACAATGGAGATATAAGATGGCTTTACCTAAAATTGATGTGCCAATTCATACGATAGATTTACCTTTAACTAAAAAGAAAATTCGTTATCGTCCGTTTTTAGTAAAAGAAGAAAAGATTCTTCTTATGGCAATGGAATCGCAAGATGAGAATACAATTTTTGATTCAATAAAACAAATAGTAAATAACTGTTCGTTAGATGAATTAGATGTTGATGATTTGCCAATAACAGATTTAGAATATTTCTTTTTACATCTAAGAGCTAGATCGGTTAGTGAAGTTGTTGATTTACAATATAAGTGCAACAACAAAATTAAAGAACAAGATTGTGGTAACATTGTAAAAGTTAAAGTAAACATATTAGAAATAAAACCAGAGTTTCAAAAAGACCATAGTACGAAAATACAAATAACAGATGAACTTGGTTTAATTATGAAGTATCCAAGTTTAAAAGTTATTCAAAACATAAAATCTGAAAATGAAGTAGATAGACTCATGGAAATTATTTTGAAATGTATAGATGCAATCTATGATAAGAACTCAATGTATTATACTAAAGATGTGAGTGAAGAAGAATTGAAAGATTTTGTTGAAGGTCTAACGCAACAACAATTTGTAAAGATACAGAAGTTTTTTGAGTCTGTTCCCAAGATGAAAAAGAATTTAAGCTTCAAATGTAATAAATGTGGATATGAAGATACTGTTCTCGTAGAAGGTATACAAAATTTTTTCGAATAACTTTTTGTCATGATAATTTAAAAAACCACTATGAAACTAACTTCGCACTCATGCAACATCACAAGTATAGTTTGGCAGAATTGGATAATTTGCTGCCGTGGGAAAAATCAATTTATATAACACTACTGATGAATCACATTGAAGAAGAAAATGAAAAGATCAAACAACTAAACGCTAATAAAAAGAGATAATAAATGGCATTTGCAGACGTTATTAGAAAACAGAGAAGTGGTGGAAAGGGAGTCTTTGGTTCTCTCTCTAGTGCAGCAACAGAATCACTAAAAGAAAAAATGGATCCAAGAAATCTATTGGATCAAAAAGGTGTTCTGACTGCTCTGTTTCCAGGTCTAAAAAGTTATAAGACTAAACAAGTAGAAAGAAGTAGTAGAAGAATAGCTACTGGTCCAAGTTTAGTTTCTGTAAATAATGACACTCTAAATGCCATGAATGAGAAGTTAGATTTTATTGGCAAAAATACAATGTCATTACCAATAATGATGCGTGACATTAATGTTATGCGTCAGAGTATGATTAAATTAGTTAAGTTACAAGGTGGGGAACAAAAAGATAGTGCTGATAAATTCTTTAAGACTTCTGCTGAACAAGAAAAACTGTATGAGAATACATTAAAATCGAAAAAGGGGTCTACCGCACCAACAAAAGTTGGTGGAGAAGTTAAGACAAGTTCTATGGGTAATCTTGCATTAATGGCAACAGTATTTTTAGGTGTTCTTGGTGCTTATTTTACAAGTCCAGAATTCAAAGAGAAAGTCGATAACTTAATTGGTGGTTTAGTCAAGTCTGTTTTTGGAGAAACAACTTTTTCTGATTTAGTAACTGGTGTTACTGCTGCTATTGGAGCTTTAGCAGTATTGAAATTAACATTTATGGCTTTTGATACATTTATGAAAGGTATGATGACTCGACTTGGTGCAAAAGTATTTGGTCCTGGAGCTCCAGTACCAACACCAGGTGATGTTCCAGATGTTGATAAAGATAAAGACAAGTCAAAGGGTAAAGGAAAACCCAAATATGGAACTATACAAGATAGACCAAAAGGTAATTTAGATAAAGCAAAAGAGCTTGCAAGTAAAGCTAGAGGCGCAATGAACGCTACTAATTTTGCAAGAATGGGCGCCCTTGGTCTTCTTGTTGGTGAAGCATATATGTTATATAAATTGATTGAGAGTGATTCACATGAAACCCCAAGTCAAGCAGATGTAGAAGGGGGTGTTGATGGTGGTTGGACACCAGAACAGGGGTTTACTGCTGAAGGTGGTCCTGTTGACACAGATAAGATAAAGGGATTACCAAATGTTCCAAACTATGTTGATCCAAGTGGAGCTAAAGCAGAACAAAATAGATTAAAAAATTACAAACCAACTCCAGTACAAAAAGATGGCGTGTCAATGTTAGAAAGAATAATGGATTCAGAAGGGATTACTGATCCAAATACTAGAGCAAGAATCATCGCTTTAGCAAAAATAGAATCAAGTTTAAATCCAAATGCAAAAGGCCCAATAATTCGTAGTGAGAAAAGTATGCACTTTGGAGATCAAGCACATGGTCTTCTTCAAATAATGCCTAAGACAGCAGAAGAAATGGGTTTCTCTAGATCAGATTTGCAAGACCCAGAAAAAGCAGCTTTGGCAGGTGTTAGATACTTTATGAAAAATGTAAATAGATTTAGTGGCAATTTAGATGCTGCAACTGTCGCACATCATTCTGGTCCTGGTGGAGCCAAGAAATTTTTAGAAATGGGTGATTCTGGAACCACTGATGTAGCAACTGGTCTAAAAACATCTGATTATCTCACAAAAGTGACTGGTGCTCAAGTTGCCATGTCTGGTGGAGCTATTGGTTCTAGTGCAGTATCATTAGCAGATGCAAGAACAGAAATGGCAAGAACTATGCCACCAGTTGTTATCAATTCACCACAAACAGTAAACAACATGGGTCAATCTGGTTCAAGTAATATAGTTACTGCAAGTGTACTAGATGAAGAATTTTCTAGACTTCTTTTCGAAAGAGCAGTAATTTAAAATAAAAACCCCGCCGAAGCGGGGTTGCATGGGAACGAATCTGTTTAATCAGACTCGGCAAGGGACTTGAAGTAATCCAAATCTTCATCATCTGCAATAGATGTTTTCTTATTCAGAATTTCTTCATCATCAAACTTTGTAACAATCTCATCGTCAGCCTTAGATTTGATTGGTGCAGCACCACCTTCAAAACCAAGAACTTTGTCTAAACGACCTTTGAGTTGATCATAAGACTTGAATTGTTTCTTCTCAGTAAACTCTTTGAGAGAGAATTCTGATTTCCAAAGTTTCTCAAGCTTCTCGTCATCACCATTGAAGAGTGCCTCTGCACTATCAAACTCTGACTTATCGTAATTGCGATAACCTTCTACATTACGAATCTTGAGTTTGAAGTTTGCACCTTCCCAGAAGTCAAACGGATTGATTGGCTTCTCATCTTCGAATTCTGGGTTCATTGCCTCAGAAAGTTTATCGAAAATCTTCTTGCCAAACTTAAACAGTTTAACTTGACCTTCGTTTTCTGGATTCTTGGGATCAGAAACAACAAGAATATTTGCAATATAACTTAGTTTGCGTTTCTGTTTACGAGCAATATCTTTGTTTGCTTCAATACCAGAATTCCATAGAACGGAATTGTGTTCGCAAACAGGACATTTTTCATTTACTGTTGTGAGACAGTTATCAATCAACCAGCCACCAGGTCCTTGAAACCCGTGATTGAAGATTCGTACCCAGGGTAGAGCATCATCACCATCTGCTGCGGGTGCGGGGAGAAAACGAATGATAGCCATTCCGTTACCAGATTTATCTACTTCTGGTGTCCAGAACCTTGTATCGTCTTTGGAGTTTTCTGTTGATTGGGTTGTGGCTTCGATAGCCTTTGTGAGTTTCTCAAAAGAATTTTTATTTCGTTTGAGATTTGCAAAACTAGACATAGTATTTCCTTTCGTATAAACGGAGTATAAACGGTGTATTAACGACTTATCCACATAAACATTATATACTACTATTTAGTGGTTTACAAGCACTTTTCCATCAATTAATTTCTTGAGTATTAATTTGTACCGAGTTTTATCAAATTGTATAAACGGTGTATATTTCATTGCCTTTCTTTTAAAGACAGGCCAACGAATCGTATCGTTTATCTTCTTATCCCACATCGGCAAAAAATTCATTAGTGAGTTCATTATACAGAAAGTCTCAATTTGTGTAACATTCTGTAAAGTCTTCACTAATAGTAATGGATACTCGCCATTTTCACTTTGCAAAATGTCATTCGGGTTGTCTACCATATCAAACAATTTATTACAATCGTTCTCAAAGGTATATGTCAAACTCTGAATGACTTTTTGCCTTTCTCTGTAAACAGTTTCAGACTGACCTTCAAGTAAATTACCTACCCAACAATTTTCATCATTGACAAAATTGGCAACAAGAAAATTTATGAGTTCATCTTTACTCTGCAATCGTCGAGAAAGCTTATAGAAAAAGAATTTATCTTTTCTATTTTCAAAACTATCTACAGAAACTTTACTTTTACCACCATACTTTAAAAAGTCATAAGACTCTTGCGTGAAATGCAATTTCATCGATTGATATAAACAAAAAGCTTCATATCCAGTTATCATATTGGCAATCTAGGTGTTTTCTCTTTAAGTAAGTTTTGTTCTTGTGCATCATTTTCAATCTTCTTTTTAAGATGACTATTTACTAACGATGCAGCAACTTCAATTTCTAATCCAGTCTCTTTACAATACTCGACTATTGCTTCAATGTAATTATAGTCGGTGTTTGACACCATACTATCAATTGCAAAGGCAAATTTTTTCTGTTCTTCTTTAGTAGGCATTATCGTTGACTAATCTTTATCTCTTCAAAACCAAATGGGCATTTTTCATCCCAGCACTTGTTTGTTTCCATAACACTTTTGGGAAGATTACAAAGAGGACAATTATTCAAACTGTCTATACCAGTAATCATTGTGTTACCTGGCAGACTAAAATCAAAAGGTTCAATTTTGATGTCTTGGAACGCTGTAATGATATCGTCTTGATGGGCGCCTGTCATATTAGACATGTTATCAAATTTAATATCATTTAAACTAATCTGAATAGTGTCATCGAACATAGACGGAGGGTTCTTAATTAGATCATCAGCCATTGATTTGAAAACACTAGATGAAGAAGTTTTATATTCTTCCTCTTCTTCCTCTTCATCATCATCTGCTTCATATTGTGGTTGTACAATATCAAGATACCCATCAATTTCAAATTCAGAAGTGCCTTGAATAAACTGTTCTATTTTTGTTAGAACTTGATGAATAGAATAAGCTGTAAATTCAATCGTATTCACAGTATCGTTATCTTCATTCTCACATTTAAATGTAAATTTTGCCATTTTATATTTCCTTTAATTATTTTTTAGTTGATTCTACTACAATTTGTTTTGAACTTGCCGTATAAGTTATACAAAGAATATCTTGCGATACAGCATATGCACAACGAACTGAAAGTGGATCAACTCCCTTTGCAACTGCCTTTTCAATGTTTGCAGACATTAAAACATTTTGATTGATGTAGTATGTTGTAATTGACAATATGAAAACAACAATCATTGTGGTAATACAAATTAAAAAAAGATTATCAGCCATCAGGTATTCCTTTCGTTATAAAAAATGTGTCTGCCAATTGTTGTCACTCTTACCAAATGATTCCAATTAGGGTTCACATAGTCGGCATGGTAATACAAAGAACCTCTTGATGGGTCTTTCATCAATTCAAAGTTAGCATAGACATAAACTGCTAAATCACGAATCTCATTATACTCTTTGTTGTTAGTAATTGTCAATATGTTATTGCGGTACAAGTAATTAGGTCTTGCCTCACAATACCAAGAAAATTGACAAAGGCGAGCATTTCTTTGTTCTACGACTTCACAGATTGTATTCGGAAAGTCTTTAGAAAAAACACGATTCAATGTAACAAAAGCTACAGCAACTTGTCCTTCTTTTGGTTCGCTTCTTGCCTCAAAGTAAATATTTTTGGCAAGACATTGAACTTCTTTTTGTGCAAACCTTGATAGATTATTGAAGTCTGTTGCTATTTCTACTTGTTGGTGTCTTAATGGTCTTAGAGTCTCAATAAAAAATATGGTTGCAAACATAAGTCCGAAAAGACTCAGAAGTAAACGATACATTTGAATTCTCCTTGTTAAAAGAGAGGCCGAAGCCTCTCTAGTCCATCAGGATTTTTTGGTTGATTTCTCTACTGAGATATTAGAGACGAAGGTATTCAAAGATTGTGCTTTGAGTATCACTTCTTGTTCTGATGGGTATGGTGGAAGTTCTGGCTGATTAGGAACAGATGTTCCTGCCAGTCTGGCATTTTCAGTTGAAACTTGCCAGTTATTGTGAGACACTTCTCGCTTTGCAAAATAGTCTTGTTCAAGCATATCTTTTGCAAGTTTTAATAACTCTAAGCGTATCTCAAATGGTGTCATATTAGACATAGTTTTCTCCTTGTGTGTATGTGTGTACCAGAATTTATCTGGTTATCTATTTAGTCCCACAAATTCCTGTAGTACTTACCAAACAGTCTTGTACCGTTATTGATTCGTTCATTGTACTTTTCGTAACCTTCACGATCAAACTCTGCGGTGTGATTTGGTCCCCTCTCAAAAGTATAAAGAGTTGGTTTACCATTCTCATCCCACTCGCAAGGTACAGACTTCATATCATGTACACCAGTATGGAATTGTGCATCATAGTCATCGTTACACAACTGTTCAAATGCCCAAATCATTTCATCAAGCACCCATTCCCATCGTGCATGAATATCACAATTGCCTTCTTTTGGTTCGTCTTCCTTATAGAAATCAAAAGTTCCTTGTGAATCATATTCTTCATGGGTAGTGTAACGAAGATGTTCTGGTACATCTTCTAAATCTACCATAGGAGAACCATGCTTTGTCTTCTTCAACTGCTTGAGCATTGGCAGAATGATTGGAGACAATGTTTTGTCCATGTTCCAAGTATCATAGTAATCAATCTTGACATACTCAATTCTTGGATGAACAAAATCAAGAATCTTTTGAAGCCCAACACAAATAGGATTCAGAAGATTGACAAACTTCTCATACTTGTTTTTTGGATCATCATCAAGATTGTATATAATGTCTTTGTCTTTTTCCCAAAAACAAATTTTGGTCAAAATTGTATATGGAGACAACCAATGATTACGATATTTGCTGATGTATACTTTCACAATGTTTTCCCATAAAAAATAAGTGCCGACTGATTGGGTGATAAGGTACAGTCGGCGAAACCTCAGCTCAGCATGCTCTAGGCAGCTAAAGCGAAACGCTCATCGTTTGCGTTTATTTTATTTACTTTTTACGACTCTCTGTGTCGGATCGTCCATCTTTCTACTCTTTGCCCTGTCGAAACCAGGTCAGGCCCATTAGGAAGCATACTAAATCTGCACTTTTTCAGTCGGGGCTATCTGCTATTATGCAGCCTACCGGCAGTCCTTGACCGATCTTCATAGTATGCTTTCTGGTGGACCTGGAGGGAATCGAACCCTCGTCCAGAACACCTTTCAATTAACTTCATACGATCATATTACTACTATAACAGAAACTATTTATTTTGTCAAGCAGGTTTACCGTTATTTGCCGGTTTAATTTCTTCGCCTGAACTGATAATACAATATGTCTTATCACCAGGAAAATATTCTACAAGAGTCCAAGATTTGGTTTCAAAATTAATATAAAGAGTAGTGTGAATCTTCATTGGTTGACTAGTAGTAACACTTTCTCTTATTGTTGCCATTTGAAATGCTGGTACTTCTTTGTATACTCTAAGCATTTCTCTCATCTGTTCTTCATCACCACAATCGATTGGGATTTGATAGTTTTGAGAAAATGCAGCCAAAGGAAACATCATTAAAGCTGCGATTAGTGATTTCATTTCCAGTACCTTTCTATGAACTGGTTAAGTGGTGCAAGATATTTAGTCTTTTCTTCAATAAAAATTTGAGGAAATTCACTTTGCACAGCAATCGCCACAACGATCTGGTTGATTGACTTGCCAGTGAGTTCACCAAACATTTCTGCATATGCGGTAGCCTGCATAAAGTAATTCTGTATATGTTCAGCATCTTTCTTCTTTGATGCTGTTTTCCAGTCAACAATAGACAGTCTACCATCCCATTCTGCAATACAATCACACCGACCTGCAAGTCTTAATTTGTGACTGTAAAGTGCCTGTTCAATACCATAGATATCACCAATATGCGAATCAATAAATGGTTTAACGGACATGAACAATTCTTTGGTATCTGGCATCATAGTCTGCATTTTCATGTCAGACATTTCATTGAGTAGATAATTCTCTACTGTATTGTGTAACTTAGTACCACGACCTGCTGCCTGCCTTGATATCTTATTGGCTTCTTCTTCACCAACTCTTTGTCGCCATTCCATGATTGCTTGTTTATTGTATGATGACAAAACAGTAGTAATAGAAGGATAAAGTTTACCGTCAGGTGTTTTATACTTTCTTCCAGATTCGGTTGTTTCTGATACTAGATCAAAATCCAATTCTTTTAATTTGATATGATTAAATGTCATTAAGTGTTCTTCCATTTTCGGAAGTGTGTATCTACAATATTTCTTGTTCGAACATCTTTGATTGTTTTTTTACTGTATCGTTCACCAACAGGAGATTCTGGATGAGCCTCTGCAACTTTAGATAATACTTCTTTCCATGTATCGTCTGTCTTTGAATCGAAACTACCACTCATACTTGTGATACCAAAACTTGTTGGCATTTGTTGTATGTGTGGATTCTTTTGAAGCAATTCTTCTTTTCTTGAGTTGGTTAGAAAGTCTTCGAATTCTTCACTTGTTTCTGTATTTAAAAATTTAAATGTTGGCATCTAAATGATTTCCCATCTCAGTAAATATTCCCACAAAGAAATCGAAAGCTTTGTTTGCTTCATCTGCAAGACCCATACTCAATCTATCACTAAACTCTTTAATTAATTTTGGTCGATCTTCAAATTGATATGAATACCCAGAACCAGGTATCACTCTTGCCATTAATTTTCCACCATATAGATCGCCCATGTGTCGAACATAAATGTGTGCAAACAACAAATGTTTTCTAGTTGGATCAGCTACAAGGTCTTTCAGATATTGAATATAGTTTGATGTAGACTCGAAAATATCACGCTCATATCCAGGCTCTAATTCATCTAAGTCTTGTTTTATTTTTGCTTGGCGTTTTACATCTGTTAAACCAAAAAGAAGACCTCCCTTTTCAGCAAGGTCTTCTAGAACACCATAAATGTGATACAACTCATACAGATAAAAAACATATTCTGGCTTTGTTACTTTGCCAGTCATTATTTTCTGTATGAGTGGAAGATTTTCTACTTCTCTGTGTTTATCATATGTTGCTTTAGCTAATATAGTCATGTTGTTATGTACCAGTTTGGAGTTTCACGATTTTTCCATCGAGCAAAATGATTTTTTCGTTCGATGTAATATTTATGATACGATGCTAACGAATCATTTGGTACTTTACATTCATCAGGCATTGCAGGTGTTGGCGGAGTAAATGGCCCATCGGAAATATTTTCTGGCCACATGTACAACAATTCCATGTAGTTCGCACAAGCATGGCGTTTGCCGTAACGATGCGTATATTCAAGCAACAGATAATTCCACATACGATTAAGCCATATGTAATTCTGTTTTGTTTTACGAGTCCATACGGCAGATGGATGATTGATATGTGATGCTTTCATCAAACCAGATTCATACTTTGAATCTTCCATGCGCCAGCGTTTGATCTTACGACCATTTGCAGTAACATCAATATACTCTTTGCCGTCGAGAATACGATGTGCAGTAGACATGAGCTGTGCGTACTCAATGATCATTTTGACCACATGTTTGTCACAGTGCATGGCTGCACATGTTTTTGGATCAGCATCTAAGTAAAAAATGTTCACTTGCCATCGTCCTTTGCTCGTTCAACTGCTTCATACACTTTGCGATATTTGTGGTAATTCTTACAAAGTTCTTCAAACTCATTAAAGCACTTCTCAAACTTTAATTGATACAATGATTGCATACCAATTAGAATGTTTCCTAATTCATCTTCTGTAAGTGGTTGTGGACGATCATACACTTGCTCAGTAAGCAGTTTAAGATCATCAACAACACCCCAACATTGCAGAATTGATTGTTCAACATCAAAAATATTACTAACACTATTCATTACCAACTCCCATCATCTATCCAAAAACGGATTGTTAAAAATAACCATGAAACTGCCTTTGTCTTTTCATTAGGCCATTCGTTTGATGCAAAATATTTAGGTATGATATTCCAATGAAAAGGATTTATAGTGATGCTAACAGAAGCACCACTATAACGCAAGTAATTAAAGGCAGTTTTAAATTTACTTTCAGGCAGCATTTTTTACACCAAAAATATTAGACCATCTACGAATTTTTTCAGACTTCGCATCAATGGCAAAGTCTACAGCAAGTTTGTCGATGATTCGATTATCCATCATCAGATTAATCATACAAAGAAGATCACCAACTTCTTCTTCAAGCCTTTGTTGATTAGTCATTTCTTCATTTGGGTGTTTTTCGTTAAACCCAAAACGAAAACATTTGCTAATTGCCTGTACAACTTCTGCACATTCTTCTTGTGCAATTAACATTATTTCTTTTTGTGTACTATTCATTATTGATTCATAGCAGTACGATTCAGAACGACTGCTTCCTTATAGAATTTTTGTGAAGTATATTGAACACAAGTTACATCATCCATATTTTTACCTAACTGTTCAATTTTGGTGCAAACAAATTGACTCTTACTTAGAGTAAAAGCATTTTGATAAGTTCCATAACTCAAATAAGCAAGTGCAACAGCTACAACAAAACTAACAGTACCAAAGAGTGCAAAGAAAGTAGAAAAATTACTGTTTTCTTTTACATCAATCACTTCTCGTTTATCGCTAATCATAATAATTTCCTTTGTGTGTAAGGTGTAACGGGGCACAACTGAGCGCCTCTCGGCGAGTCTGCTGTCATTTAAGAGTAAGGCGCATACACTGGTATGCCGCTCACTCCCCCTTCCAAATCAATTCAATTAAAACGGAGCAACATTGTCACGGATGTCATTGACGATATCATCAATTTCAGAATCAAATTCATCTACAATTTCTTCGACAGAAATTTCTTCGACAAGTTTATTCTTCAAAGGTTTAGCATCAAGATCGTCAAGAGTTTCTACAACTTGAGTCTTGGCAACTTTCTTCTTAGGAGTCTTAGGCGTTTTCGGAGCCTTCGGAGCCTTAGGAGTTTTTGTTGCCTTGGGTGCCTTGGCAGTTTTCTTGGCACCGAAAGTTTTTTCCCTATTGTCTAGGTACTCTTGCATCTCAGCAATATTCTTCAGAACATAGCCTTCGACTTTGCGACCATCTTTGGTCAGACTCACTACACCGCCAGTCTTCTTGATACGCCAGATGAAAGTGGAAAGACGATACAGAGGTACATCTTTCATTTCAGGCATAGCCTCAAGAGATTCACGACTTACAGGTTTGCCTGTAAGCATTACTTTGAGAATTTTTTCCCACTGAAGAAGACTAGATTTTTTCGCAACACGCATGATATAAATTTCCTTATTTGATTGAACAGACTACATTGTAACAGAGGTAGGCACAAAAGTCAAGCGTTGCCTGAGCATTTATGCCGCTTCTTTCACGGTACAGTGGTCATAGAATTCTTGCCAAGAACCAGAAAAAAGTTCACTTTGATCGCCGTCAAGAATTTTGACTTTATCACGGTAAACATGATATTCATAATCTTGGCAAACATCTTGTCCAAGTTCGACAGGTTCAAGATAAAACCCACCGACACCGACTTTGAAAAATGCGATCATCTGTGCTGCAAGACAACCCATACCATTCGCAAGTTTAGGTTTCTTCTCATCATAACCATTTACGACTTCAAAACCATCAAGAAACCCAGCAAGTTCTGCACCGTGCGCTGACGGATAACCATCAAACTGACGATACATGCAAACTACAGGAGTTTCATTATCAAAAACATATGTAAGCGAACGAGTACCCATTATACAATCTCCAATTGATCAGCCGCACAAACAGCATCGGCATAATTATCAGTTTCTAAATCAATCACCGTACCATCAGAAAAGATTGCACGATAAAACCCATATTCATCTTTTTCAACACTAAGCAGAAAATTATCCATTATATTAAGCAGCTTTCATCATAAAAGTGGGAAACTTAACAAAACCAGAGGTATCTTTTTTCGCTTTACCTTTGGCATACAGACCAACTACAACACCTTTCGGATCAAGAAAACGCAAGTCAGATTCATCACCATTGAAAACTGGCATGCCTTCATAAGTCTCAGGCATTGGTTGCGATTTCTTAATACCGAACACTGTTGCGACATTGTATTTTTGTTTTATAGCCGAAAGGACGTCAGCATCATTACCATCGGCTGCACTGAATGTAAGGTGGTAATTAGGAATGTCCCGTACTTTACGGCCAAGAATTTTAGTGTAGTCATAGAATTGTACATTTGGAAATACCTCAAAAATGTTTTTGTTGTCGATAACATCATATTTTTCCCATGCAAGGTCACTCGTACCATTCAAACGAAAAACTGGGATTAGATTTTTCTTGGCAGACTGCTTGATTGCCAATTGAATGTCTTTTACTAGAAGCGTCATAAACTCAGCACGATTCTCGAAAAATAATTTTGTTTTGCGAATACGAGCCTGTTGAATTACATTTGTCGTTTCGCCTTTTTTGAACATTCCGCCACGACCTGCGGTATTCAAGCATGCCGTTTTGCAACCAGCGGTCGCTTTAGGGCAAGTATTGTAACCAGCAACATCTGCGGGAGCAAGGTGCAAAATGTAGGTCATATAACCTTGCTTCATACCTTTAAGAATTTTTGGGTTACCAATCGAAAGCAATTTCATTACAGAATGTCCTTATCAATCATCATGTAAGCATTATAACAATAATCTGCCGAATTGTCAAGCACTAATGTTGCCAAAAAACAACACTAAGTTAGTTAGTACTAACTAACGCCTCATTGCGGCCTGATCTCTCGCCTCTTCATCCGTAAATATTGGAACAGCATTTGATTTATGTAATGTACCAATACCCTTCATATTATCACCAGTATAATATTGGTCTGGCCGTTTATATGTATTATAATACCCAGTATCTTTAGAAGGAATATATGGTGTTTCTCGTTTAAATACTGTAGGTGTTGGTTTATATTTTGTTACACCAGAAATAGGTTTAATTAATTTAGTACGATTAACTAAATCTTGCCATTCTGTTATTAATTGTTTTTGTTTTGTATTAACTTTGCGTTTTTTAGATTTTTGATTTGTAAATATTAACATACTGGTTCTTGCACCTCAATATTCATATAATCACGATCACGAATAACCATACTAATATAATCAGCAAGTTTCTCACCATTATTATCAATAATACATTCAGCAAGTAATTGCAATTCATTATTAGTCATTTGATTAATCATACTTGCAGCTTGAATAACTTTAAAAGCGTTCATATTCATTTGATTTCCTTATCAATCACTATGTAAATATTATATCAGTATATTGCCAAATTGTCAAGCAGATTGTAGTTTTTTTGCAACAGCGTCTGAGTGCTTGCATTTGCGGCGATAACCGAAACCGATACATGGGCAAGTAATATATTTACCTATTATATTAAATTCTACAATATAATCTTTACCTTTTGATGTTACTTTAAACTGGCGAATATTTTTAGATTTAGTAATTACCGTTTTTTTCTTTTGATAATCATCTTCAGAAATAAATTGCGGTATTAATTTAGATAAACCTTTGTGATTATCTACCACGAATTTACGGTATCGTTTATCTAGAGTTTGGCGAGATTTAAATATCTGAATCTCATTTGAGTGCCATTTGGCATATGCGATAACTTGGCCTTTTTTATTGACCAAGTAGGTGTGATTAGGTTGCCGATAATCGACATCCCATTGTGTGATTTCTTTGAGAATTTCCATAGTTCTTGTATTATAACAGAAGCTAGGAAATTGTCAATAGGCAGTGTTGTATTAAAACAACAGCGACATTAATGTTGCTTTAACACTACTAAAGCAACATTAACCTTTCAATAGTTGCCTATTGTCTGATTCTCTAAGGTCTTCTTCAAATTCAGCAACCTTGAGCCGATTGAGTTCGGTTTGTAATTGCAATTTCGCACCTTCATCTCTTGCAATCTTTTCCTCAAGTTCACGAATCTGTCTTTTCAATTCATCTTTATGTGACATACTCGGTTTTCTCTTCTCTCGCTAAGCGATAAAATGATTTGTCGTGATGTTTCTTTTTTTCAAACTTAATAGACTCTTTGTCTTTGTTTTTACGGAATTTTGTTTTGTGAGTCTTTTGGATTTTTTGACCGCCTGAAATCATGTTAGAAAACTAACCTCCTTTAAAAGATTTGATCAGCGATGCCAAGTTCGATTGCTTCTTCAGCAGTAAACCAAACATCACTTGGCGGAAGAAGTTTGGTTTTGATTGTACGAGATTCTAGTCCCGTAAATTCTTTGAGTAGTGTTACCATTCTATCATTGATAAGTTCAGTCTCTTTCATTGTAGACCGCATATCATGGTACTTACCATTGTTAGTATAACTAAATTGATGGCACATGATGCTTGCTGTCTCAGAAACGAACCTATGTCCTTTGGTGCCTGCTGTGAATACCATAAATGCAGATGAACATACAGAACCAATAGCAATAGTGCGAATCACTTTGCGAGACTTCTTCATCACTTCAATCAGCGCAAATGCATCTTGCAAATTGCCACCATCAGAATTGATATACAGCGTCAACTCACCTCGATCATCTTTTAAATTCTCATAGATGATCCAACGAATTGCAGCCAATGTGTTTTCTTCGTTAATATCTCCAGTTAAAAAATGAATACGATTATTGAGCATAACAGAATCTATGCCCTCATTCATAGCAACAACATTATCAAGTTTTTCGGTCATTTTTTTTACCATTACAGGTTATCATTAGTGTTTAAAGTTAAAACAAGTCCATCATCTTCAGTTTTCCAAGGCAATTGCCCTTTATATTTCTGTTCCATAAATTTATTCCCATTAATGAAGAAATCAGCCTTAACAGAATCACTTCTATTTCCAACTCTATAATTCAATGTGTATTGTTTTGTGGATTTATATCTAGTTTTGTTTTGGCGCAAAACACTAATCAAAAGTCTATCAACTTCTGGTTGATCCAATCGTGTTCTTCTATACCAAATTGGAGAAGTATGTACTGCCATCATTTTAGGTAAAAAGTAACAATTAACATCTACAAAATATTCTTGATCACTCAAACAAGAAGGCCAAAGTCCTAGGCTCTCACAATCATCATTGCAAATATATTTACCATCACCATCTACAATTTTCCTAAAAGTAAATGCCCAATCATTGCCCTCTACCGTCTTAACTAAAGATTCAACATGTTCTTCATCTAGCCAATTATCTTCATCTAAAAAAATAAAATAATCAGCATCAATCAAGTAAGGAATGGTGGCATATATTCTGTGACCATTGTAATTACCTGCGCCAGTATTTTCAGGTAAAAACATAGGTGTGACATTAAAATCTTTTATGATATCACGAACTTTAGTTTCGTATTCTGGGCCATCACAAACCACAACACTCTTAATATTTTTATATGTCTGTTTAGATACAGAATCTAAATTTTGTTTCAAATATTTGGTGCCTATTGTAGGCGTCACTACAGCAACTTTCATTTTTTACATTCCAGGATATGCTTCTTGTACGAGCTTAATTGTTAGGTTAGGAATTTTGAATTTTTTCTGCAAAACTTTTACCAGTAGTTCAGCTTCGTCTTTATGAAGAGATTCCAGTACAACTACAAGTAATTGTTTTTGTTTTTGTGGAGTAAGACCTGCTGGCCTTAACTTATGATCTTTAATAAAACGATACATTTTTTTCACTTCAATACTTAGGTACGAAAAGTTCAGTCCTGCTGGTTCAACAGCAGGCCTGTAACTTGGCACTTCAACATCAAATTCAACAGATGGTTCTAATGCATACCATAGAAATTCACGAAAGTTTACATGATCATATTTTTTCAAAACTGCAATTCGTTCTTGCTTGTTTTGTGCTTGTTGAAACTCATCAAGAATTTCAGTCATCAACTTTTCTTTAATCATTAGAAATCATCCAGTACTTCAATTAAGTTTTTGAGCCGGTTGGCAATCATATAGTTCATAAAGTCTTGTTTTGTCTTAGACTCTGTACTTTCGTATTTATTCAAAATGGTTTCTCTGATTGTATTTGGAATCTTAGTCAGATCAATTAGAGTTTCATTACGAACATAATTTCGCATCATTTCATCGTTACAGAAGTCTTTTGGTTCTTGATTCAACCACTTGATGATCTTGGCTTCAGTAATTGGTTTTTGACGGCCGCCTGAAACGAATACATCATCACTCGAAAGAATGTTGGGAATACCATCACCTTTGTCACCACGAATTACCATCTGTTTCAACTGAACAGAAGGAAATGGTTCTTTTATAAACTTTTTAAGAATTGGCGAATACTGTTCTACATTTGCAAACTTCTGCAATTGTGCAAAGTCTTTATCAGAGGAAAGAATCATAACCTTTTCAGAAGAAAACTTTTGTGCAAGAGTACCAATGATATCATCGGCTTCTGCACCTTCAACATCAATTACTTTGTATGGCGAATACTCTTTCAACTCTTCACGAATTTTATTCAATGATTCAAAAATAGAAGACCAGTCATGCCCAGAAGCATCTCTGGCCTTCTTACGACCTGCTTTGTAATGAGGATAAATCTCTCGACGCCAATAATGCTTGTTGTCACAGGCAATTACAACTTCTGGGCCATGAGACGATTTAAATTTCTTCACATAGGTACGAATAGTATTCAATATCATATGACGAACTAGGTTTTCATCTACAGAAGTCTTAGATGAACCAATCTGTTCCATAAGATTTGAAATTGCTATTTGTTGATAATCAAAAATAATCATTTTATACTTTCATTAGTCTGTATGTGGAGGAAGATCAACTTCTTCTTCCCAATATCTGCAATAGAAATGGTCTCCATAACTATCTATTTCTTTTTGCGGATAACCTTCTGCAACAAGCCAATCGTTAAACTCTTGATATGAAAGATTATCTTTTGGCATTGGTTTTGGAAACCCATACTTCCAACCAGCAGGAGGGTCACACACTCTTACAGTTCTAGTCATTGTTTTCATTCATTATCTCTTTTAGTTTAGAAATAGTTTCATTCACATCTTTGTGCAGTATCGCAATTCCACCAGCTTCATTGAACGCATCAACAACATCTGGGGTATCGTCAATCAGTAAGTTGCCAGGAAATGCATAGTATTTCTTCACTTTGCGGCCTGGAACAAAATTTTCGGGAACTTCAATTCCTTGATTGTATAACCACAAACGCTTTTGTTGACTTACCTCACTATGAAACGGAATACCGCCTGTTGACGATAGAATTTCAATACGAACAGGTAACATGCCAACATAATCGATCAGTTCTGAAAAACCAGGAAACCTGTCGAGTGTGGCAAACTGTTCAGTACGAATAAACTCTTTCCAATTCTTTGAAAAATTTTTACGATCACGATCTTCACCAGCAGCACCTGTACCAAACAATTCTTTGTACCGTTTGTCGAAGTCTGCAAGGACTCCATCCATATCTAAGTATATTTTATTGATCTTCACTTCACTACCCTTAAAAGGATTGTATCATCATTTAAACGACCACTCAAAGCCGATTCTACGGCACGAATATTACTCAATGCATTACGCAAGTAGACTTTACCGCCAGACAATACTTCTGGCAAAGTTACTTCAGGCTTACGCAACTTTTTCTGTATAGATTTTTCTTCACTGAAATTCACAATTGACGATCCTTTGACACTTAGACCACCAGCATCAGAAGCCTGATACATACCGAGTTTACGCAACTTGGTATTGTATACCCACAACTGACTAACACCAATTATACTCTTAATGTCAACAGAAGTCAAGCCAAGTTCTTTAAACTCTCGGCAGTATTTTACTTTGGCAACTAATTGTTCAGGCGACTTTTGTTTCTTCTTGCGAGGTTTACGAGACTGTGTTGCAATCTCGGCAAATTTGCCAGCATCAACAATCACCTGATCACAATATGCTACAATTTTCTTGAGTTCTGTTTTCTTGAAATTGGAATAACCTTCTTTTAGGTCTTCTTCATCAGTATTCAATACATAATCAAACTCTGCTCGTTTGAGTTTTACCCAATCAAGAATTTGTTTTACATGTACGCCTTTTACCTCAAGTGTGTGCATAACAGAATACGGCGAAACATTGGCTTTGAATGAGGTGTCAATCAGTTCATCGATTTGACCTTCTAGTTCACCAATACAAGCGTTTGCTTTTTCACGAATACGATCTTGAATATTAGATCCTGTTTTTACAACAACAGTTTCTTCTTTCTTTTCTAATAGTTCTGTTTTGATAGTTTGAATTTCGTTATCAAACCATTCTTTGTCTTTTTCAGTAAGAATAGAACCATTCGTTACGATACGACAAATGAAACCAAAAGTAGAAGATTTACTTTTGACTACAGATTCTACATTGAGTTTGAATTTTTTCTTGAAGAAATCGGTAGCATATTTTACCGAATCTTTTTTGGATTTGTTTTGAGAATACCATGACAACATGCTGCCTAATTCAGAATTGGAAATTTCTTTTGCAACCTTAGGTTCACTACCGACAAATTTTTCGTTCGCATCAAGAATACGAGCCATTATAAATCTCCATTATTATCAATTAACTTACATTATATATCATTATGTGGCAATTGTCAAGCAGGTGTGTTGTTTATTTACAACAGTCTGGGTTAATTAATCTATAAGGCATATACCATAATTCTATCATAAAATACACCCAAATGTCAAATGCGGCAAACATTATTTTTTGTTCATCCATGCCGATACTCCCATAAATGCACCAACAATACCAGCTTGTGCTATGTAAAATAACCCTAGAAGATCAGCTAAAGCAGAAACTCTTTCATTTGATATGATAGGAGAAAACAGAAGAATTGTAAAAACTATCATACTCCAAATTGCAACCCAAGCCATACGGCGTTGAGCTGATTGTTTACGATTGTCTCTTTCAATCTCCTGTATTTTCTCCATTTCACTCAATTCATCTTCAGAAATATCACCATCACGATTTACATCATATTTTTTCACATTTGTCATTCGATCACTTCTTCAATCACATCATCTTTTCTTTCTTGTGATTGTTGTTGTGCTTTGGCACCAGATAATGCAGCATTTTCTCCAGTTCCAGCTAACATAATTCCAGAAAGTGTGCCAGTTAAGAATGTTGCGATTGGAATAATCAATTCAAAAAACTTTGCATCAATTGGACTTATAGCACCAAGAGGTTGTGATACAAACATAATACTGTAGAGAACGACAAAAACTATACCTATAAGTGTTAAAGCAAGACAGACACCAATAAAAACTTTTAAACGAATCATAAGTTCATTGTCTGTCATTCTTGGTCGAACTGGCTGAACAGTTTTTGGTTTCATCAACCAATCTTTAATAATTTCAATCATTTAGTATCTCCTCTTATTTTATCTAGTTCTTTGAGAACACCATTTTGATTTTCAAAAATATGTTCAGGACAAGTTCTACTTACCTCACATATTGGTTTTTGACATTCTTCACTTTTCCAATTTTTTGGATCTTGACATGCGTATCTATAACTTTCAAAATTGCAACCTGCTAATAATATAGGAACAAACAACATGACATATTTCATGTTTCCTCCCTATTGAGCCAACGGATTGTCTAAAGCTTTCTTAATTTTACTATCAACTTCTTTTTCTAAATTTTTCAATTCATCTCTGACATCTTTGACATCTTGCATAGTTTCTCGTTGAGTTTGTTTAACACTTCTTTCAACAGCATCAACTACACCCTCAAGTCTTCTTATGTCTTGCTTCAAGTTATTATTTATATCTCTAACATATTCGGTAGATTTTTCTGAGTTTTGTTCAAGTACTGCTATTTTTTTGTTTATTTCACTCAAGTCTGGTGCTACATATTCTTGTATTGCAGCCTTCATATCCATATAGTCTTTATACACTTCAAAAGCACCATATAAACCACCAAGTACAGTAGTTAAAATAGTACCCGCAATCATAAGTTTTGCTGGTGTAAAATTGTATCCTCCAATGCTAATAACAGTATTTGGATCAACCGCAGACTCAAGTTTATCTACAGCTTCATCCATGTTTTTAGACATTCTACTCTCCCTTTTGTTTTTCTATTTGTTGTTGCACTACAGGAGTTATTGGTTCTCCAGTAGTATGTTCTATTACTTTATTTGCACTCCACCAACCTAAAGCTGTGAAGAATCCTACAATAAATGCAGTTGCTGCCATTTTTTATCCTTTGTAGTTAATAATTGCAAAATCAATCATAAACCATATAAGAGTAATTCCAATTAATATGACAATTCCTGCCCCAACCCATACTTTTACATTACTAAAAAACTCTCTTCTTGCAATCATCTGATCCATCATCATCTTGTTTCTTTTCTGACGAACTTCTTCTCGCATCTTTCTAAATTCATCATATCCATCACGACCTAAATGATTTAATTCTCCGTAATGAAACATATGGTAAATATCTTTTTCCATATCAATCAACTTCTGTTTTGCCGCAAGCATATCAAATGCTTCAGCAGTATCACTCTTTGCAAAACTTATTTTTTCAAATAAGCCTGGCTTTCTCATCTTCTGTTTTTCTACGGCATGGTAAAAATCGCTTACATGACCAGCCCATTCTCCTAACTGACTATAGACATCCTGAACTTCCTTCCCCAATTCAACTGCGTGTTTTACACCATTATATGCCGCTGTTACTGCCGCCATAATGGTAATTGGATCCATTTATTTTTCCTTATATTGGTCCTTCGTTAGATCATTGTACAGTCTGTCATTTGATTCGTTTAATAATCTTTGAGCCCTTCTATTGTCTCCTATAAATTGATTCTTGTATATATCTTCTGACTTATAGAACTGTCCATCTTTTAATGCTTGATTTGTATATGCAGTTAAATCTATTGGAGATTTAGCAAGAGTATCAATACTTGCACCTGTTGCCAGATCATTATCTTTCACATCCTTCTTTACTGTTTTCTCTTCTTCTTTGACTTCTTTGATCTCTACTTTAACTTGATTGCCAAGATCAGTAGTGTTAGTGGTATCAAATGAAGTTACCTTTACTACCTCTTCAGTCTTTTCTTCTTTCTCAGCAAATGTCGTTTGTGAAGATTGTGTAGACTGTTTTGTTTCTTCTTGTTCTTTACTTTCGTCAAAGAATTTTTCTTCTTGCTTGTTATCACTCATTGCAATTTCAATAGATACTAGACTTGAGACTGCAATATTTTGTAACGCCTCTTCTGTGCCTGTAAAATTTGGATTGGCATCTTCAGAAAGGGATTGTTCGATAGATTGATTTACTACCTTCAGTGCTTCAGTATTATCTATAGCATCTCTAACAACTGACATCAATAGATTTCGATCTACTTCTTTCTTTTCTTTCTCTTCCTCTTTGACTGACTCTTTTAATACTTCTGGCTTGTCATCTGGTACTGATATCTCACCTGTTGCAGATAGTTCTACGCCACCAACATCGACATTTGTTTCAGACTTTGTTGAATCTTCTACAACAATTACAGGTGCAGATTGAACTACTTCAGCAGTAGGTTCATCTTTCTTTTGTTCCTCAAGTTTTTTTGCCATTGCGGCACCATAGCCAGGACAATCTGGATCGTATGTCGCATCAGCAGTACATGCTTGCTGGAACGCTAATGCCTCTGCGTATCCTGGACAGAACAGACTTGCAAGTGGTCCTAATACTGAACACACCGTTGACTCTAGTGCTTGCTGAAATCCTGGACATCCAATATCAAATAATGGATCAGCAGAGCATGCTAGATTGTATTGTTGGAGTTCCCATGCCGCTTGATATCCTGGACAATCAACAGAATATAAAGGATTTGATGCACAAGGATCAGAAGTATAGTTTACAGACAAAGAAACATTCTTAATCTCTGGTCCGTAATACCCACCCCAGAATCCACCATCTCTTCCTTCAAACCTCATTGTAATACTTTGAGGGTCAAGATATGAAGTGGAAAACATTCTTGAACCAGAAACAAAATTCCATTGATCATTTACTCCTGGTCCTACCGTACCATTCAAATTTAAGTGTGTTGCTTCTGTTGCAAAACCAGTAGATGTAGTTAACCATATTGATGCAGACAAATAATCAGTCTGAAGACTATTGTTGGGCATATGCCTATAATCAAAAGAATAATTATATCCAGATACTTGAATACCAGTACCACCCAATGCTTGTTGCAGTCCTATAGTTTGAACTAATGTGTCCAGTCCATATGAAAACATTATTGTGTTTGTAGAAGTGTCATACAATGCACCAGATCCACTTATAGACGCACAACAACCTCCGGGATCTACACCATAAGTAGCACCTGACCAATTGTTATTATTGATCAGATTCGCAGAGGTCTGTTCTTGTGCGTTAGAGTAGGAAAAAGAGCAGAGTAAGAATACCCAGCCCAGTACCAAGTGTTTTAGCAGTGTCATCTTTTTTCTCTACAACAGGTTCTGGAATACGATCTGCGTTTTCACTCCATGCAACTTTTGCCGCTTCTCCAATTCTACCGTCAATGGGGCAAGGAGTTCCAGCAGCCATCATTGCATCCCAGACTCTTCTATCTTGACACATTGTAGCAACAGCTGCAACTTTCATACCCATATCAAAGAGAGTCTTTGAAAGTTTTAGTCTTTCACAGTTCATGTCTCTAATTGTTGCACCACCAGCAATACCAAGTATCTGAGTTTGAATTGCTCCAGATACACCAGTAGTACAAAGATCAGAATTACCGCCGCTCATCATTGATGGTGCTATAGCAGAAGGTGGAGGAGACTCTATCTTCTGATTAATGTCAGAACGATTGTAGTTATCATTCTTATTATTTGAATCGATTCTTTGATCTGAAGTGCTTGTGCTAGTACTACTATTTACATTCGTATTTACATTTGTACTAGTGCTTGTATTGTTATTATTATTAGTATTTACGGAAGTACTATCAATGACACTATTGCTGGTACTTGTGCTATTGTTAGTATTTAAATTAGTACTGGTAGAAGTGCTACTGTTTATGTTTGTATTTAGGTTGGTACTATTTGAAGTACTTGTATTTACATTGTTATTGTTGTTTGTACTTGTTGAAGTGCTAGTGCTAGTATTGACATTTGTGTTAGTAGCTGTGCTATTAACAGTGGTGTCATTGATATTGTTATTAAAATTATTATTTGTGTTTGTACTTGTTACGGTGCTAGTAGATGTTGAATTATTGTTTGTATCTACTAGAGTTGTCGAGTCATAGGTCTGTGCGTGTAGTAATGATGAAGCCGTAATCATAACGATTGCGACTAACTTTTTCATGATAGTTTTTTAATCTCCTATAGAATTCATTTAATAGTATAATTCGAAAGAAGAAAAATAAAAAAAATCATTTACTGTATATTTATAACAGTTTTGTGGTGCGCCCGGAGGGACTTGAACCCCCAACCAACGGATTATGAGTCCGCTGCTCTGACCAATTGAGCTACAGGCGCAATGTTTGTATTATACAACTATTTTAAGAAGACTTTCAAGGTGTTTTTTGTCTATATCAAGGTACTTAATCACTTCTTCTGGTTTAACGAAAGCATCTTCATTATAATCACACTGTTCCCACCACCAAAATTGTTGCTCACGAAGATATTTTCTATCTTTCAACAGATTTATGTTTTCTGGATGTCCAAAAATTGTTGGGTCAGATTGACCAAAAAGAACTATACCTGGTTTACCAATATCCCAAGCTAAATGTTGAAAGAAACTATCTACAGATATCCAAGTTCTGCAATTTTCAATCAATGCAGTTAATTCCAGTACACTCAAGTTTTTTCTAAAATCATCTACTAATTGTTTTTCTCCATCAATACCAACTTGAATAATAGGTTCTTTGATTAATGAGATTAGTTCAGGCCACCAAGGATAATTTTTAGGATTATTTTTATCGTTTCTTAATTTTTTAGCGTAAGGTGATATTATAATCATTTTTCTACTCCATACAATTTTCTAAATGCGTTTTCAAGACTATCTTTCCATTTCCATTGGTCCATTTTAGTATAAACATTAAACGAACTAATATCACCAAATCTTTGAATTGCCTCAGCAATACTTTTGCCAGGAATTATTTCTGGATAACAAGAAAACACTATTGGATTCTGAATGTCTTTCAATACTCGTTTGAATACAATATGATCACCTAAACCACAATCTAAAACAACTGGTGTATACTCTTTTAATCCTAAAATATTGTTGAATATTTGTTCATCGTGAGCAAACATGTCTTGAGTACTAGTTCTAATACCACCTTGACGATTCTTTAAATGCCAAACTACAGCATCAGGCACAACCAATAGTCTATAACCTTTTTGTCTAAATGCATAAGTGAATAATGTTTCTTCTCTGTGTGCAGCTCTAGACAATGCCAAATTGTAATCACATATTCCAGCACGATACAGAAATGAACAATGCAAGTGATCAACTTCTCTCACAACTCTAACATGATCCCATTGCATATTTGGTTCATGCCAAATATCTTCTATTTTTCCTGTACAAGCAATTCGTATCGTTTCAAATGGGGGTGTTAAAACTGAACCACCAACAGCTCCAACATCATCATGATTTTGGATATAAGAATACAGATTCTTTAAAGCATTAGGTTCTGCAACTGTATCATCATCCAATCTCCATACTAAATCATAACCCATTTTATTTGCAATTTGATGATTAAAATGTTGCCCTTTTCTTGCACCAAATAAAACTTCCCATGTGATTTTCTTTTCTTCTAAGATAGAAAATAGATATGCATAGTGCTGCATCTCTCTCATATCTTTTGGGTCATCATTATCATCAAAAATGACTAAGTGATCTGGTAATTTTTCTTGTGCAATTACAGATTGTATTGCCATAGGTAAGGTAGTATCATACCTTCCTCTAGTCGATATGGAACATAGTACTCTCATTTAAAAGCCTCTACATTTAAAAATAAGTGAACGGTGTGTGGCATAACATATTTTGAAGCTGGATCTTTTCTGGTAATATTTTTAAAACCTGCCCATCCCAAATTAGTTCTTAATTGTTGTTCAGTAAAAAGAAACTTATGTGTTTGTCCTGGAACCCAAGGGTGTGCAAAAAAGTGCCCATATAGTAAAACTCTCCAATCTTCAATATCCATTGTTGGTGATCCTTCAACAAATGACCGACAGGTCTCTAAAAAGTCTGGAGTTTCCAACCATAATCTTCCACCTGACTTCAATACACGAAACCATTCTTCCAATACATCTTTAATCTCAAAGAAGTGAAAATGCTCAATGATATGAAATGCCTTTATTTCATCTACAGAGTTATCGTCATATGGCAACTTCTGTACATCAAATCTAGCATCACAAACTGCATCATCGGGTGCATACAAATCTATGTTTATATATCCTTCAGTATAATCATGACCACATGCTAAATGCAACTTAAGTGAATCTAGCATTTCGTGTTTATTCTTCAATAAAGGCATTTTAGATTTACCAATTGAAGCCTGAGAAGTGTTTCTATGCAAATAAAAGATAGTTTGAATTTTCTTATCAACAAATTTATAATTACTTTTCCATAGACGAATCCACATATCCCAATCTTCTACACTATCAAGATTGCTATCAAATGAATTTTGAATAAAACAATCTTTTTTAGCAACAACTGAAGATATCCATATGAAATTTTTATACAACAGTTGTTTTCCAATAAAATCTTTTGGAATAGGTATGTTGATAATATCCATCTTAGAATAGTTTTCATCTATAACAGTTGGTTTAGAGTAAACGATATCATACTCATTCGTATAAACTAAACTAGTCTCTAAATGATTTTCCATCCAAGAATCATCAGAATCTAAAAATGCAATAATCTCACAACCATCTTTTATGGCCTGTTGTATTAGGAAATTTCTGCCATAACTTTGCCCTCTATTTTCATCACCTCTAAAGTAACGAATGGTTGGATCATTGTTAGACAAGAAAGAAACTGCATCTTGTAAATTGTCTGTAGAATTGTCATCATATATGTAATGTACAACATCTTTATAAGTCTGTACCTTAACAGAATTGATACACTTGAACATATGATGAATGTCATTATAAATTGGTGTAATGACAGCAACAGTATTTTTTGTTATACCTCTATTTACCCAATAAGGATTATGTTTCAAAGCAACTCTAAAAGAATTTTTAAGAAAGTTAGAACTCCAATTCTGAACTAAAGTTTGATCATGAACAGTTCCTTCAGCTAAGTGATATATTGGATAGTTACCTGTATAAAATTTATTTGGGCTATGTGTTTTGGACACACACTCTTCGATTGTAAATCCATTGTCTTCTGCTAAGACACAAAACTCCATGTCTTCACAAGAACCAACACCATATTCTTCGTTTAGTAGACCTATTTTATTAAATACTTTTCTATCAATCATAACACAGAAAAATATAGCAAAGTGTCTCATCAATACTGTTGAAAATTCTTTGACAACACATGAAATTCCACAATTTTGATTTTTAGAGAATTGGTCTTCCAATACAGTCAACCATAAATTATGGGTTTGCTCTAAAAGAATACAATCATTGTTCAATAGAACTACTTTATCGCAAGTGGTTAATTTAATTCCCTCATTCGTTGCTTTTGGATATCCCAATGGTTGATCGTTCCAAGCATACTTGAAATTATCCTTTAAATTGAGTTTCGCAAAATATTCAGTCAACTCTTCTAGATATTGTTTTGTATTATCAGTACATCCATTTGCAGATATAACCAATTCTATATCTTTTACAGAAGAATACTTAAGTATTGACTCAACACACGGCTTTAATAAATCATCACAGTGATTGTAAGTTGGTATGACTATAGAATATTTCATTTGATTGCTTCCACTCTAAAATTAGGTCCATCATGTCCAAGAATTTGTTCTTGCATAAATTTTATGTCTCTAAATCCAGCACCAACTAAATGATCATACACTATTTCTGGATACCATCCAAAAAGATGTGGGCTAGTAATCTCTTCAGGATCACCAGAATGTCTAGTATTTACTGTGCCATAGATAGAAGTCAACAATCTATAACGCATCATTTTATCATTAGTGCTTATGAATTGTCTACACAATTCTTCAATATTTGGCATCTCCATAATTAATTTGCCATTAGGTTTTAACACCCTTTTCCACTCAACAAGTGTCTTCATTATTTTAAATGGACTGATATGTTCAAAGACATGTGATGCTAAAATTTCATCTGCATAATTGTCACTGAAATCTAACTTTGTTATATCCATTTTTAGATCAGCTCTTTCATCATACAAGTCAATATTCAAGTAATCATCATATGGAAGAGGCCCAGAACCTAAATTTAATTTTGCATTTTTAAGATGACGATCATAAATTATAATTTTATTACGATTCAACACATCTTTGTAAGTTGGCACTTTTGTTAGAAAAGTCTGACTAGATTTGTGAAAGATTGGAACTGTACCATTGTATCCAGTTTTTGTATTTTCCCAATTTCCAGCTTGTTTTAATTCAAACCCACTATTTAAAGCACGCAAACAATAATCTATGTCTTCACAATTGCCTGGGGAAAAAACTTCATCTAATAGACCAATTTTGTTGATAACTTTTCTATCTATCATAACGCAAAAGAAAAAAAGTAAATCTTTCTTCAAGTGCTTATCAGTCAACAACAAAGGACCAGTAATGCCAACTCTTTCATTTTCTAAAAATGGTTGCTCTAACATCTTTAACCAATAATCTTTGACTTGATCTAGGAGAACACAGTCATTATTCAATAAAATAATTTTTTCTCCAGTCGATATCTTTATCCCTTCATTTATAGCTTTAGGATAACCAATTGCTTCATTGAACCAAACAGTTTTAAAGTTATTTGGCAAATTTTTTTCTGTGAAAAATGTTTTTAAATCTTGTAGAAACAATTCAGTATTATCTTTGCATCCATTAGCAGAAATAATAAGTTCTATGTTTTCTATAGTTGTATGACGAATAATAGACTCAACACATGGGATTAAAAATTCATTACAATAGTCATATGTTGGAATGATTATGGAATATTTCAAAGTTTCTCCAAAGTCAAATTAGTTTTTGTCATATCAGCACAAGTATATTTCTGATATGAACACTTCAAGTTTTCAGGCATTTCAATTTCTCGTATATCATTTGTATATAATTTAGCAACATCTAAGAAACTCATAGTAGTACCAGTGCCAAGATTCCATACGCCAGATTCTTGTACATCTAGAAATTTTTCATGGTAGTCTACAATTTGATCGACATGCACAAAGTCTCTTTTGTAATTCTCACTATCTTTAAATACTTTCACATAGCCTAACTTTTCATGCTGAATTTTAAATTGTGTAAAAGGACTTGCTTGGGAACCTTTGTGTTCTTCATTAGAACCGTACACATTAAAATAACGAAAAATTTGTGTGGTATGCTTTGATGGATTATTTTTTACATAACGCTCAAACATATATTTAGACCATGAATATGGAGTTCTAGGATCAACAGGTGATTCTTCAGTAAACTCAGTATTCATTCCATAAACAGATGCTGAACTTGCAAACTGAAATTTTTTACCAGACAACTTACATAGATTATAAAGTTTTATTGAAAAATCATAGTTTTGTCTGAATATCTTGTCTACATCTTTTTCAGTAGTAGAACTAATACCACCAACATGAATTACCCATTCAACCATAGTGATGTCTGGAAATTCTCTTCCCCATTCATAGGTAACAACATCATGCTTGTCTTTAAGCCTGTTTAATAAGTGTGACCCAATAAAGCCTTTGTGTCCTGTAATTAGTATTTTCATTTCTGTGAATCTCCTGGCAAAACTCTATAGTTATCTTCAACGGAATCAGGAGTAGACACTTCTAGAATTGTTCCTTCTTTATAACAAACAACTTGATGTGGGAAAAGTGGATCGTTATGCCATACATCACCTGCTTTCAAAACTTTTTCTTCAAGTTTAGCATTTTCAGTATTGATCCAACGAACAACAAATTCCCCACTCATTACATACCAAGTCTCAATCTTTTCTTTATGAAAATGCATTGAGAATTTAGCAGCTTTCTTAAAATGCATGAATTTACTACAATAGTGATCGTTAGTAACCCAGATTTCTTCTGATCCCCAACCTTTTTCTACTTTACCTTCTAGTCGCATATCTCATCCAATGTCGGTGCATACACACCCATATGTTGAACAGTAATTGATGATGCTTTGTTTGCAAATTCTATTGCAGAACCTACATGGTTTGTTAGCAGATAGTTATAAACTAATGCTGCAAGAAAAGTATCACCTGCACCACATACATCAGATACTTCTACAGGTTTTGCACTAAAGAATTTGCTTTTATATGTAGCACCTTTGTCACCAAGAGTAACAATCAAGTCAGAACAATATGACTTTGCTTGTTGATATTCTTTGTTGTTGATTTTAACAAAACAGCCTTCGAATCTAGAAAGTTCTGTCTTTTTAGTATCAATGAATATTGGGCAAGTTTGTTCTTGTCTTGTCTGTTCGATAAGTCCATAAGAAACACATCCCTTGTTGTAGTCAGAAAACACAATGGCGTCATATTTTTTATCTTTCAAGTTTAAAGTAAGTTCTTTTGATTCAACATCTTCATCTATGCGTAAAAGGTGCTGATTACTTTTGAGATCAATGAGTCTTGTTTTCTTAGAAGGTGCGCCAACTACCATATCGACATCACAATTCAATGCCAATAGATTATTGCCAACATTAGAAGCCATACCTAATTTTAATTCTTGTTTTTCTGGAACAAAAATTGGTACTGGAGCTTCAGGACTTAGTTTAGTGACATTACCGTACTGATAGATATCAATACAAGTATCACCGACTAATAATATCTTGAATTTTTTTTGTTGTGGAATATTCTTCAATTCGATCAAAATAAATCACCTGTTTACAATATTTTTCACCTGTAATACTCTTACCTCTATAATCAGAACCTTTCACCATTATATCACATTCTTTGATGAAGTCAATCAATTCTTCTTTACTATCAAACAATCTTACCTCATCTACAGCCTTGAGGTTTTCCAACATCATTTTTCTTTCATACTGATTATTTATTGGTCTTTCAGAACCCTTTAGTTCTTTCACTCGACGATCCGTATCGATGCAAACCAAAAGAAAATCTCCCAAACTTCTCGCAAAGTTTAGGAGCTCTAAATGACCAACATGTAATATATCAAATGTACCGTTTACAATAATTTTCTTCATATAAGTATTTATGGCACCACTGAGAGGAATCGAACCCCTATTCTAGGTTTAGAAGACCCATGTCCTATCCGTTGAACGACAGTGGTATATCTGGTGCGAGTGGAGGGATTCGAACCCTCAATCCAAAGGCGGCAGATTTTAAGTCTGCTGTGTATACCGTTCCACCACACTCGCAATAAAAACATTATAACATAAATTTGTGTTGTTTACAGGTAATATTGGTGCCTCAGGAGAGATTCGAACTCTCAGAATCTTGCTTCTAAGGCAAGCATGTTTACCAATTTCATCACCGAGGCATTGGTGCGACCTAGAGGAATCGAACCTCTTTCCATGGCTCTTCAGGCCACTGCTATGACCACATCAGCTAAAGTCGCATGGTGCATCGTGAAGGTTACGCTCCCTCTACCCTCTGCTTGTAAGGCAGACGCTCTACTATTGAGCTAACGATGCATGGGGTGTCCTATGAGGATCGAACTCATACTCTCTCGTTCACAGCAAGAGGTGCAGACCACTACACTAAGGACACCAAGAGCATTTGGAGCGGCTAAAGAGAATCGAACTCTTAACTTCTGCTTGGAAGGCAGTGGTTTTACCATTAAACTACAGCCGCTTATTTTAATCCCAGGATGGATATCCGCCTTGAATACAAATCATCTTCATCGGACCAGAATAATCTTTCCACTCAATTACTTTACCATTCTTATCAAGAGGCCTTAGATCAGGTAGAGCAAATGTCGTTCTACCATCTCCGCCATACTTTGTACCAATAATGGAAAAGAGTGCTTCATTTCCTTTTACTTGCATGATTTGCCCACTACAAGGTGCCCAATAACGAACACCTCTATAACCAGCAAATTCTGAAATTGAACCAAGCATATCACCATCCCATGATATACCAACTGTCTGTAATAATTTTTTAATCATATTTTCTCCTTAAGCAGCTAAACTTTTGTAACGATCAGCAGCATATGATGCCGCAAACGCTCTTGGTTTTACCATAGGAATTACATTACAAGTTCCACGAATATAACCAATTGCTTCATTGATCACGCAATTTGAACCATGCATTTCACTTGGGTTGATATCAAGGTGGACTTCTACATCACGACCTTCTAGAACATCAGCCAACTTTAAATACATTTCAGATACCTTGTATACTTCATTCATCAAACGGTATCTCGGACGATCTTCTTTTTGGTCATAGTCTCTTTCACGAACAACTTCACCAAAAAGTTTGCAACCGTGTTTTCCATCTTTGTGAACAACTATAGCAATTATATAGTCAGCATGCCACACTTCATTCACTCTTAATCTTTCAGAATCACATCCAAGATAAATTTTTGTTTCTGGCGATTGTCTTGAGATGTAATCTTTCACTTCTTGTAAATTTATCTTGAACATGATATCTCCTTAATTGGCCTCGGTGGACAGAATCGAACTGCCATGACTGGTTTTGGAGACCAGCGTAATGCCTTTATACGACACCGAGATTAAAACTACTTATAATGGTCCTTCCTGATGGTTACGATCCACCGTCTAGCGGTTATCAACCGCTTGCTCTGCCATTGAGCTAAGGAAGGATTGGCACCACCTAAAGGAATCAAACCCTTTCTACAATGTCCGTAGCATTGCGTGCTATTCAGTACACTAAGGTGGTATAATTATGGTCTGGGTAGAGAGGATCGAACTCCCGACCTCCTGCTCCCAAAGCAGGCGCACTACCTGGCTGTGCTATACCCAGACGAAACTTTGGTGCCCC